GCATTGCCTGCGACCAACTCGTGGGATTTATGCCGGGGGGTGCTGTGGTGCCTTCTGGAAGTCTCGGTGCACTTCTAAGTGACTCAGCAATTTGCTCCATGGACTTTCTTGCGGCACGATCACCAAAAAATTTCATGATCTTAAATGCCATCGGAGCAGCAAATAATCCGACGGTTAAAGCCGCCCAGAAAGCATTACCCCAACCACTAGTAAAAGCGGCAATGAAGCCGTCAAAAAATGCTGTCGCTATGACTTTTGATCTCAGCGCAATTCCTTTACCAATTATAGGAGCAAGCGTGCTTATAACTTCAGGAATTCTTTTTGAAACCGCGGGTAATAATTCGTCAGTTATCCAATCAATAATCGATTTTGCCATCTTCTTCAAGGCATCGAGCATCTGGTGGAAAGCATCTTTTAATGCCGTTGAAGTACCGCCACCAATAATTCCTAATTGACTAAGAACATCATCAATAAACTGTTTAAACGTCTTTTTACCCGTCACAAACAACGCAAAAGAATCGTTGATTCCCTTGAAAGATTTTGAAAAACGATCGGGATCAAATATCTTGCTGATCAGCTCGGCGAATGTCTTAAATCCTGGTAGATTTTCGGCCAATATTCTGCCGAACTGTCGACCGGCATTCTGCACGGTCTCCAACACCTTGCCAACATTACGGAGGGATTTACCGGCCACCTCGGAGTCGAGAACACCGGATGCAATGGCACCAAAGAAAGACTTGACAATTCCACCGTTGAGATTTCTGTTGAGCTTTTCCACGGAATCGGCCAACATCTTGGTGGCGTCAGCCTGATTGACCGTCTTGTTCTTGTTGAACTCGGCCGACTTGGAGATCTCGTCGAATGACTTTCCTTGATTCTTCGTGGAAAAGACGAGACGTGCCGTCTCAGCATTTAATCCGGTCTGTGCCGCCAGTAAACCCAGCTCGTGCCGATTCATGTCGTCTGCCGACTTACCGGCTCGCATGAATCCCTCACGAAGTTCCTCGATCATCTCGCCCGGGGTCTCCGACTTCAACAGCTTCATCGGATTAACGAGGACGCCAAGACCGACTGCTAGATGTGAAGCATTCTCGGCCGCTTGATCAAAAGATTTAAATGCGTCCATGACCCCGAGGACATCCTTGACGGCGACACCAAACTGCCTGACGTAGGAGGCCGATGCAGCGATCTTGGAAGATGAGACGTTGGCAGACGTGCCAACATTCATCATTGCGTCGGCAATGTCCCTGGACAACATCTTGGAGTTCTGTCCGGTGGTGGCGGCCAATCCGTCGGACATCTTCTTGATGTCCATCAGAGACTTCTGGAAGTCGGTTCCGGTCGACTTGGATCGGGCGGCCAGCTTGGCCAAGGCCTCTTCGTTTATTCCGAGCGACTTTTGAAGCATGACCAAAGACTCTGAATTCCGCTTGAAGGCGGCGTTCATGTAGTCGGCCATTGGACCTGCTGCCCGCAGCACATTGTTCATGTATGCGGCGCGTTCCGCGGTGCCGCCAAGCACGTCATTCAGGCTGCCGGCCGACATGGCGAAGTCAACGACATCTTTTCCGAGGCCGGATGACAGGGAACCGAAATTAGCGATTAATTCTCGCTCCTGTTCGTTCCACTTATTGTAAAAGTCGATGGCAGTTATTATGAGGGCATTGTATGTGCTTTTGACGATGTCCAGGCTGCGCTTCACCTGGTTGGCAAAGAACGTGGCGGCGGAGGCAGCCATGGCCCAGCCACCACCCATGACTTCCTTCAGGGAGTTAAACGCGCTCTTCGCCCCCTGCATGATGCCGCCGAGGCGTGATAGCGTCTTGTTGTGTTTCTCGGCAGAATCGGCAGCCTTCTTGGTGGCCGAATCCAGATCCTTCATCGAATTGGCCGCCTTCTGCAGCGGGGCGTCCATCTCTTTCAATGCATCCAGTATTGGACCCGGATCCACATTGGACATTAACTTGACGATGAAAGACAGCTTGACGGAAATATCGCTGAGGGCGGAGACGATGTTCGGCATCTCCTTGCCCAGGGCTTTAATTGATTCCGTCGTCTCGGCTGCGGCTTTCGCCGGATTATTGTTGTCGTCTTTGGCCATGTCACCTTACTGCATAATCATCTAATCTAATTAGTGCAGGTCGACGAACATTGGCCAAAAATGCTGATCTTTTTAAGTGAAACGGCGAAGTCGAGAAGGCGTCTGGTCGCGGGCCATTCCCTGCAGCTGTCGAAGCTCCGAGGAATTATTATGCAGGGCTCGACTCTGCGTATTCCCCTGTTCCGCGGACCGGTTGAGCTCCTTGACAATTCTGTCAATGAACCACCGCTTGTAGGCCACAGGCAGCCTCTCGATCTCGCTGTAAGTGAACCCGCCGTAGTACATCAGCACGAAGGCGGGTTCCAGTATCAGCTGTTCCCGGTCGCTAGGTCCCAGGCCAAAAAAAGGAGACCCCGATGGGCATGGTCACCTCCTCGACGTGATCACAGGACGGACACATGACCTCCTGCTTCGTGATGACATCAGGCTGACTATCATTAATGAACTTTCGCAGGGCCAGAGAATCACGGGCCGGCATGGCTCGAACGAACTGTGCCACCTTCGACCTATCGGTGATGCCGTCGACCGACAGGACGGCGCTGAGGAGGGTTGAGGTGACGGCCGAGTCGTTAAGGAATCCTGCCTTCTTGGTCTTCGCCTGGGCCGTGGCGATCTCTTCCTCTTCCTTACCGGTCAGGAACTTGAAGTGAACCGTCTTCTTGGAGTACGGCAGGACGAACTCGAAGGCGTTGACGCCGGGCGACAGGGGCTCCACCTGCAGCTGTCGAATGGGAAGCTCGGCCAAATTAAAGTTCTGCTTGTACTTATTGGAGCAGGCCGGGCACTCGACCTCGGCCTCATAGTCGGCACCGTAGCCGGTGATTCGAATGGCGATCATCAGGGCGTTTCGATCCCCGACGAGCAGGTCGGCCACGTTGATGCGCTTCTCCACGAGGCAGGAACGCAGCAGCTCGGAAATGACCGTGCCCTTCTTGATGAGGGCTCGGGACGTCAGGATGTCCTCCTCGCGCGCAGTCATCGCGGTGATCTCCACCGCCTCTCTGCCGTAGAACGGATTGCTTTCCGGATAAACCTTGCCCAGCGACGGCAGCGGAACGAGCTCGACGGGCACGGTCACACCGAAATCCTGCTTCAGCTTATCGGCGGCCGTTGTCGTCATGATACCGGATGGCGGGGCCGCCGGTCCCGGGGCACCACCGTTAAAAATAGCATTTCTCTGTTCTCTGTCGTCCATTTATTGAACTCCTCTAGTGATCTTAATTCTAATTAAGACGAAGTGCAAGTAAATGGCCAAAAATATGCCTTCGATTCACGCCGAGATAAATCTTTAGAAATGGCGGGGCCAAATATCAACGACACTTATGGATGAATTATCCTGGCGCAACGCGCGAGGCCAGAATGGTAAAACGCCCCGGTTTTGTCCGGGGCGTTCGATAGATTCGTTGTCTGGAGTGTGGTGGTAATTTTAGAACTGCAGAACGCAATTGTCGAAGCGAATCACCAGGTTGATTCCCAGGGGATCCTGGTTGTCGTACTTCAGGTCGCCGAAGGTCGCTTCCTTGATCTGGGCGCCCTTGATGTCCCATAGCTCGATGACGGTTCCGACCGGATCCAGCATCTTGATCTGGATGTCGCGCTTGTAGAAGTCGGCGTAACCGGCGCGGCCGGACACGGTCTCGGCGTGCAGTCGAATCCATTCCATGACCTGCTGGGCGCCCGAGGGGGCGATGGGATCGTGAAGCTCGATGGTCATCGTCTCGAACTTGGCGTTGCCGGCGATGTAGCGGTACGAATTGATATAGGGAATTTCCTTCTCTTCGATGCTCACCTTCGGGCGTGACGCCGACTTGACGATGTACGAATCGATGCCTTCGATTGCGAGGACCCAACGGTTGGTCTTTTTAGGCTCAAACCTGTTAGGTAACATTTGATCAACTGATAGAGTCTCTGGTCCTGCCATGGTATTCTCCTGTATCTATTAATTATGACGTTCTTTAAAATCCGGTGCCTACTGCTGCGCAATATTGTTGGTGACGACGAAGTCGAGAGACACGAACTCGACGGTCTTGGTGGGTTGCAGGTAGATCTTACCGCGGACCGTGTTGTTCTCGACGTCCTGCTGTGTGGTGGTGGAGGCGTCGATGATGACCTTGAAGCGCTCCACACCGGCCAGCGACTGGACGCGCTGTAGGATTGGGGTGACGGCCGCCGAGAACTTGGCCAGCGTCGTCTCGCGATTTGGCTCGAAAATGATCGACTGGCTGATGAGACGAACCTGGCGGCGAATCTCGATGAGCAACCGGCGAACATTGACGCGGTCGAGGGCAGATGCGGCCTGCAGCAGCGTCTTCTGACCCCAGACGACCAAACCACCCTCCACGGCCGGATTGGCCACGGTGCCCGGGAAAGACGTGATTGGATTGATCTTGGCGTCGTACAGCACGTCCATGTTGTCCTTGGACAGCTTGACGTCGGCCGACAGGGCCGAGCCCAGTGCGCCGCGAGCGAAACCGGCCGGGGCGAACCACGGATAGCCGATCGAATCGTTGAGAGCCAGGGCGCCGAGGAGGGCGACCGACGGAGGAACAGTGACGTTGGTGACTGTCGTGGGATCCGACACGACGACGTCCGGGAAGTAAGCGGCGCCGAAGGAGGAGTTGAGGTTTCTGTCGATGAAGTTCTGGACCGTGTTGGTGACGCTGACGGCTCCGCCGGACAGCAGCAGGTTGTCGCTGTCGTCGAACTGCTGGATGTCCATCAGGAAGAGGGCGTCGAAGCGATCCTCGACGGCGGCCAGGGCGTAGTCGGAGACGCCCGGCGTGCGGATGCCTGGTATCGCTAGCACCTGGATCTCAACATCGGACACGTTCTTCATGATGTCGATCGCCTTGCGGTAGGAGCCGACGGTGGGACCGTTGGAGTAACCGCGCGAGGAGTTCTGCATCTCTTGGGTCGCCGCGGCGTCGTTGAGGGCGGCGGTGTTCTTGTCAAAGATGTTGACGCCGTCGAATCCGCCCTGGAAGATCGTGGAGAACTTCAGGTAGCGGCGGTTCTGCGATGTGAAGTCCTTCATGGCCAGACCGCGGGTCTTCGCGGCCGGATCTTCCGCCGGTGAGCCGGCGCGGACATAGGATGCCGCCGCCCAGTTTGTCGGGGAGGCGATGCCATTTGACTCGGTGACGACGAGGATGTTCTCCAACGAGAAGAAGTTATTGCAGAACCTGTCGACATCGATGACGCCGTTCTCTGCCGTGTCGGCTGCACCCGCATTGTCGTCCGCCCAGAATGGCGTAGAATTCAACGAGAAATTGGGGAAATATTGCGTGTATGATTGGATGGATTCGTTTTTAAGTGTCGTCTCGTTCGATCTGGCGACGCTTGGGGGAGTCTCAAACTGCACGCCCCAGCACAGCGGGGTGGAGGCGCGCTTCTTGTTGCCCGTGCCGATTGCGATCGAATTTCTGAAGGGAATCGGGGGCTGGACGAGGCGGTTGACGTAATTGGCGTTGTTCCAGAAGGGATTGTTGGCCGGCTGCAGGATTGAGCTGAACGGCGCGGAACCTGATGTCACGACGTGCGCGATGCCTCTAAAGGCCACAGGCAGCGCCTCGGATGGCACCATGCCGTTCTCAACTTCGTCCGCAACTTCGACGCGAACCAGGTTAGAATTGTTGGCATAGTTGCCCTGGACGACGAGCTTCTGTGCCGAAGGATCGTGGTCAAAGTCGAAGTACATGTGGGTATCGCCGATCACCTTGCTGATGTAGCGATCGGATGACGGGTCCAGCGACAGGCCTCTCCACTGCTCGACGGGCTGTTGCAGGGTGTCCAGGTCGCCGAAGTTTCTGATGACCAGGTCGAAAGTTCCATGGGGATCGTTCGGGTCCGAGGAAGTCACGATGTTCTCGATCATGACCTTGTACATGGACGAGAAGTTGACACCGGCCGACAGGGCGTGGAGCTTGAAAAGTTTCTTTGCCTCGCCGCCAAATTTTTGAGACAGGAACCAGGGCGTCGACGCGTTGGAGAAGCGATCACGGAACGACTCGTAATTAGGAGCGTAACCGGCGCCGGTGTTTCTTGCGGCGGATCCTGTGATCATGAATGCCAGCGGCTCGATGCCACCGAGGACGGCCGATCCTGAGCTTGGGACGACGAGACCGGAACCTGTCAGCATGGCGTAGGCATTGGGAACGCTCCAGTGTGAGTACAGGTAGTGACCGGCGGCCTCGATCTTCTCGGGATCCGAGTTGAAGATGTTGGCGAAGTAGTTGGGAGCCGTCGAATCGAAGGACGCCGTTATGACGTTCGGATAGCTCGGTGATCCCTTGTGGCCGTTGAGCAACATGACGAATTCCTGCTTGTTGCTCGCAAGATTAACGAATCCGACACCCGCGCCGTGCGACGCACCGTTAGTGGCCACAAGGTTTGATGTAGGGGCGGACGAGTCGATGCCTGGGGTCGATGCCGAGAGACGAAGCAGCACGCCGGAAGGCGCCATGACGACGCCGCGTAGGACTGGTGTGGCCGCGGGTGAGCTCTGGATTCCAGCCGTCGAGAAGAACGTTGAGCCGAGGGACTCGGACATGAAGGCGCCGAGAAAGAAGGTGCGACCCGGAACACCGTTCAGGTTGGCGTATGAATTATCATGAGGTGCGCCGCTTGCGCCGTACAGCCTGTCGCCGACGACGAAGCCTGCGTTGGAGACCTCACCGGTGACTGCGTCGCGCTTATTGCCGTCGCCGGCGCCGAGAACTCGAAGATATGTCACAGAGCCGGCATTCTTCATCCACTCATTGACAGCGAGCGGACCAAACTTTTCACCATCGGTTGCGCCGAAGACAGCGTAAAATTCATCGGCACTTCCAAAAGTCATAGGAACGAAGGCCGGACCTAAATTTGCAGTTCCAATTATGCCTGCCGGAGTGCCGGTAGGGGTATTTTTTGTTGGCGCCGACAAATCTATTTCTTTGACTGTCACACCTGCGCTGCCAAATTTTAACTGTGCCATTTAAAAACTCCTGTATCTTGCACGAATAACTATTGTCTCACAAAAATTATTTAAATCTTAAACAAACACTACGCCGGAATTTGTGACGATGAAGTCGATGGCGATGAACTCGATGACTCGGGTCGGAACGATGATGATCTTTCCGTTTAGACGGTTGAGGTCAATGTCGTTCTGTGTGTTGTTCGTCTCGTTCATGATGACCTGGAACTTCTCGACGCCGCTCTGCTGCTGAATCAGCGCGAGACGCTGCGATGCTTCTGCAACGAAATTGTTGCGAATGATCGGCGTGTTCTGCTCGAAAACAAGGTTCTTCGCGATGTCGGCGATGACGCGCTTCACCTCGAGGAGGAGACGACGGACGTTGACGCGATCGAGGGCAGACTTGCTGGCCTGCAGCGTCTTCTGCCCGTAGATGACGAAGCCCTGTCTCGGGAAGGTGGCGATCGGATTGACCTTGGATGTATAGAGGCGATCCCTGTCGGCCGTGTTGAGTCTCACGGAGACGTTTCTGACGAAATCCAGAGAAGCACGATTGAAACCGGCCGGGGCGAACCACGGATAAGAAACCTTGTCGTTGAAGCCCAGGGCGCCCAGGGCCGCCACGGAGGCGGGAACCTTGACGCTTCTGCGGTTGACGTCGTCATACACGTAAACGTCGGGGAAGTATGTCGCCACGTAGCTGTTGTCGGTTGATCTTGCATCGAAGTTACCGGCGGTGACCGAGATGGACGGAATTATCTTCTGGTCCTCGAAGAGCTCGTTGCCGTCGTCGTCATACGATGAAATGTCCATGACGTACATCGACATGCCGTAATCCTTGATCTTATCGGAAGCATAATCCGTGATGTAGGATTCCTTGATGCCAGGAATCGCCAGCAGGTTGTGGTTGACCACCATCGGATCCGTCATGATGTCCACGGCGGTGATGAAAGAATTGACGGCATTGTTCTCGGTCGTCGAACCGGCCTGCGGGACCGACGTGACGAGACCGGGCGGGAAGTACGTGGCGGATGCACCATCGTCAAACGACGTGGAGCGATCGTTAAACTTTCTGGCCTTCGCATCGAGGAAGTTAATTCCGTCAAAGCCACCGCCCATGATGTTGGTGAACTTTGTGAAGGACGAGTACTGATTGAACGTGACAGCATCCAGTTGGTTTAACAGCGAGGCGAACGTGAGTCGATTGGAAAGATTGTAACCGTTGACCGCATACGTCGATGAATCGGGCTGGGCATTTCTTATGTAGAATGCCGATCTCATTTGATCGTTAATGGTGCCCGTCAACTCGCCGACCGATGTGGCGGCCAGGGCGACGCGTGACAGCGTGAACTTATTATCGTTGAAGGAGTCGGCTCCTGAGCCGGTGACCAGCACGTCGAGCTTTTCAATTCCCTGGAACTTCGTCAGGGATTCGATCAGCGGATTCTTCTCGGAAGTTGTGTTCGGATTCAGGGGATCGGTTGTTCTCTCAAACTTGACGCCCCAGTAGAGCTGCGGTGAGGTTAGTTCGGCGACGCCGGGAGATCCCAACCAGCTGGCGGGTGCATTGGCGGCAGACCCCTTGGTGACCTTCGTCCTGAAGGGAACGGGCGGTGCGATCGAAGCCGACAATCCGTTGGCAGTGGCCAGAGTCATTCCGAGTCTTGAAAGGCCATCGGGCACAGAGTCTTTTAATGAATTGGTCGTCTTAATAGCCTTCAATCCCCTGAAACCGAACGGCAGGGCAGTGGCCGGGACCTGCATGTTCTCGACCTCCGAAGAGACGACGACGCGGACATACTTCGACTGGTTTGGATACTTACCGGTCGAGATCATGCGGCGCTCGGCGCGCTCTGTGGCGTCGAAGTTATAGAAGGACTTCCTGTCACCGATCTTCTTGCCGATGTAGTTGGAAGAATTGGGATTTAAGGAGCAGTCCGTGAACTGCTCCAGAATTCTTGGGTCCATGTCATTGTCGTTAAAATCTCTGACCTGAACGTTAAAGAGGCCGTACATCGTGGTGGGGTCTGTCGACGCACGAAGATTTGTGATGGAGATCTTGTAAAGGCTGTTGGCATACGCACCATCGTCCAGGGCCTCGACCTTGAAGAGGTCGTACTCGGTCTTGCCGAAAGGTTGCGAAATAAAGTGCGTTGTTGACGGCGACTTGTAGCGGGTGTTGAAAGCGCCGTAAGCGTCGCGCAGGTAAGCTCCGTTTGCAGCAGGCAGCGAAGAACCTGACAGGATGCCGACCTTTTTACCGACTGTCGAGGCGATCTCACCGTCCAGAGCCATGTCCAAATACAGCATGTGTTGCTCTTGGACGAACTTATCGGGATCCCTATTGAGAAGCTTTCCAAAGTAATTCTGGCTGGAGGGATCGAGTGATACGTTGTACGCCTTTAATCCGGCCTTTCCGTCTGTCATTGCAAAGCTGGGTGTTGATGATGAAATGACAAGCTTAAATAAACCTGTCGCGGAAACTGCCGCCTCGTCCGTGTCCGTCGAGACGGGAGCACCGGATGCCATGACACGAAGGCTGGCGCCTGATGCCATCAGCACGACGCCTCTGATCAGGTTGGCCTTGGCGGGATCTCCGATGGACGAATTATCTGACAGCAACGGGAAGTGCAGCGCCTCGTTGGTCATCGCCTCGTGCTCGGCGGCGAGGAACTGCACGCAACCCATGTCGCGACCGGGACCGGCGACGGATGATCCGGATAGGACGAAACCGGCATTGAGCACCGTTCCGTACTGTTGTGTCTCCGCGATGTCGCCTGTGGTCGAATTTGATCCTGCGCCGAGGACCTTCAGGTACGTCAGCGCCGTCTTATTCTTCAGGAACTCATTGGCTGCATACGTGCCGGGTGAGTCGATGGATAGACCACCGAAGACATCCGTAAAACCATTAAAATCTGCGACCGTGACGGGAACGAACGCGGGACCTTTCTTCGAGGTTCCAATCACCGCGCCGGGAACTCCTGCGGGACCTGTTGTCGTTGGGGCCGATAAATCAATTTCTCTCTCGTAAAAATTTGGTGACTTAAATGTTTTTTCTGACATTGATTACATCCTCCGGAGGAGTCTAAAACTTTTGATAAATATTCTTAATTTTTCAAAAAAACTTTTAACTATTCTTTATTCCAAATATAAAGGCATCGAGGTCGGTCACGTTGGAGATGACGCTCTCACCGGTCTGTTTGTTGATCACATTGACCTTAGCAGTCCGAGTGTGCTGTTTACCGGTCACGGGATCCACGTAAACAATTTGTTTAAATTTAATCGGATTCTCCGCGCGGGCCATCTTATCGAGTGCCGGATCATTTGGCGCGGCGGGATTAATTCTTCCCTTTTGAAGTGACTTGAGACGACCAAACTGCTTGTCATCCAGCGGCAGGGTCGGATCGTCCACGCCCAGATAAAAATCTGTGTCGCCGACATCTTCGACCGGTTCCTCGGTGGCCACATCAAAGCTGACGACCGGTGCAGAAATATAGGACCTCGCCGCAGCGGGCACGCCTGGGGCTTCTGACGCTAGCAGGTAGGAATTGACCGAAACGCTAAACTTACAGCGAATTATTCGCTCCTCGGATGACATGTCATCGAAATTGCTATCCGGATTAAAGGTGTTATTATCGACGTGGGCGACATACCAGTAGCCCTTGTCCGTCTCAAGCTTGAAGGCATTTCCTTGTGGAAGATACGCCGACATGAGCTTCTCAATCAGCTGATTCATGTGCTGGGTGTACTGCGTCCAAAATGTAACTTCGTACTTGATATTAAAGAATTGAGGCGCCGGAATGGTGATGACCTCATACGCATGCTTTCCATCGAGAGGCTGAATGTAGGCTCCCGCAGAAACGTCATCCTGCAACAGCAGGTCGCCCACACCCGGACGATTCGTCTCAAAAGAACCAGGGGATCCCTTGCCCGGCGCAGCCGCTATTGAATCCTGATTATTGATTCCCAGTCTATTAAAGGTGTTCTGGTACCCTCTGTCGGTCGAGTGCAACTTTCTTTTAATGACGATGTTACCGGTCTGCTGATTAATTCCCCTGCCTGTGATGTCTTTGGAAATGTCCTGTGATATCTCGCCCCGAACAATCGTGATGAGCGGGAGTATCAGCGTACCATTCTTGTCCCGCAGGGCAGTGCCCTTCTTCAGGAGGGCCCACTTTTCACCCGATGCGAAGATGACCGGGGCCTTTTTGACGTCGTCCCTTGTTCCGACGAGAAACTGCATCTCCTTGTCAAAGGCGTTGAATATGGCTCGATCCACATCCTCGATGCCGCTGGAGGGTATCACGCGGTCGGAAATGAGGCCTGTGTAACCCGATGGAAGACCGCCTTCACCGCTGTTGGCATTGAACCTATTGGCCATTTCTAATCCTCATCATAGAAGGAGGGACCCGATCCCGTGGTGTCCCCCTCGGGAGAAACTTTTCTGGTTCCCGTCAGGGGTTCGTCCAGTACCCCGTTCCGCTGCAGGTCACGAACGTCCCCCGTCTCACCTAGCTCGTTGACCGCATAACCGCGCTGCTGCACGAAGGTGTTTTGAGCCGCACCATCGTCGGTGTACTTTATGTTAGTCGGACCGAGGGGCAGCGCGCGGAACTGACCGTCGCGGGCCTTTGTGGCCGACAGCGTTATGCCATCGATCTGGTCAACCTGGCCGTAAATATTGCGTGTGTTGACCATGCTGGATATCTCGTAAAAGACGTCGCCGAAGGAGAAAAAATCGCCGATGCACAGCTGAATGCCCTTGTCGAGCATGTCCCTGTACTGTACGTAGACCTCAATCTTATAAGTCTGCTCCGTTCCGAACTTGTTGGTCCGCGTCTCCACCTTGGCAGAATCGACGAGTGCCTCGATCTCGATGGGCTGGTCGTATATCTTCTGCGTCGACTCGTTGTAGATGCCGTGGGCCAGCGTCTTGCTCTCGGATATCGGGTAGTAGTATATCTTTTGACCGACGACGTCCTTGATTATCTCCTTGGACAAATCGGAAATTAGATTCTGCTCCCTGGGGGTTATGAACAACCGAGCCATTAAATATCCTCGTCAAAATTACTTATTAATATAACTAAGTAACCGTCGGCCGGAAATTCCCGCATTACGCCATAAAAAATTAAAATAATTCAAATATCCAAATGGATTGATTAATTTTTTGGAATTATCCGATGATGATCGATTTACCCGCGGGAATGGGTATGTACTTAAGCTGCTTGACGAGATTCTCTGCGCGGAGGGCGTCGACCTCCATCAGCTTGTCGTGAGTGAAGTTGGCAAGGAACTCGCGAAGCTCCGTCAGCAGCTTCTCCTTGTCGTCGCGGGCCTGTGTGATCAGCTCGCCGCCGTTCAGCTTCAGGTCGGCGTTCGGAATCGGTATGCTGTCGAACTTGGAGCGGACGAGACCCAACAGCTCCTTGGACAAGGCGAGACAAAATTCCCTGATCCACTGTCGACCGACGGACGTCACCGTGCCATAGGGTATGACGCCGTACGGTGCGTTCTGTGGACCGGAAACGCCGTTAATAGAGTCATTTTGGTAAGACGGATTCAGGGGATCCTGCGCAGTCGACACCTTGATGAATAGTTTGACAGCATCCACCGAGACGGACGGCACCGGATATATGCGCAAGTTACGTCCCATGATCTGGTAACTGAACTGCGAGCGGCGGAGGCGGAAGGCCGCCTCCAGCATGCCGCGACGAAGTGTGTCCTCGAAGATTGGAAGCACGTAGAAAACCGTCGAATTGACGTAGGATTCATAGTTAAAATTTGTGGCCAAGAAGTTGGTGATGTTGGAGGCATTGAGCAGGAAGTGTTGCGCGGCCAGCGGCTCAAAGTGAAACACCTCCTGGACTCGGAGCTTGCTCTTCGTGTCAAGGCTGGCGAATATGTTGCTGCCGGACACGGCGTCCACTAGATTATCATAGATGTCGTAATCCTGGACGCCGTTCTGCAGGGTGATATAGCCAAGAATTGAGTCGTAAGATCCACCCGTACCGGCGATGGAGGCATACGGTTCCGCCTGTCGCATCAGGTACTCCATGGTGCGCATCGGATACTTGTTCGTCATGTTGGAACCCGTAGGCATTCCCAAAAGGTTTACCAGCTCCGACTTAATCTGCATCTGGTTGACCTGCTTGGAATACTCCAGCGCGGCCTCCTCAAAGCACGCCCAAACCTGTTTCTTCGTCAACTCAACAGACAGTATGTCGTCGCCCAGCTTGCGCTTTACGAAAACGACCATTGAATCCGCCTCGGACTGAAAATCGGTGTCGGAGTCAAAGAAGCCAAAAGGCGTCGGATTTATCGTGCTAGAAAAGGCGGCCATTGACGTATAAGTATGTCACTCGTCGATCGAATTATCTACGAAATGACTGGGAACGCTTAATGGCGCGCTCCTGGCGGGCGGCCGCCTCCCGTGAGGTGTGCGTTCCAAGGCGACGACGGTGGCCGGTCCGCGGGTCCTTGTGCTTCGTGTATAGGCACCAGGATTTGCCGCATCGACGAATTATCTCGGAGACCATGCCACGAACGACCTCACGAAGGGCCGCCTCGTCGTCGGTCTCCGCGTCGGAAAGTTCCGGATTGTCGGCGTCGGGATCCGTTCCAATGTGCTCGTCGGAGGACGTGATCATGCCCATTCGGGTGTAGACGGAGGCCGGTCCCGTGTCGATGGGATCGGCGGGACCAAAACGCTTAATGATGTTGCCCAGCCTTCTCTTCTTTGGCATGATATGAGTATATATGGAAAGACGCCTAACTTTTCCTGCGGTTTGTGAGGACCAGAGGATTATCCTTGACGATCCACTCGTTCATTGGCAGGGGCGGCTCTTCCCCATCGCGGAACCACATCAGCAACCGACCGGCTGTGGAGTAATAGACGCCAATTATCGTCACCTGACCGGCATGCACCAGGTCGTGGCAGGTGTGGCACAGGACGGCCAGGTTATTATTGTCGTTGGTGCACCGCGGATCACGCCGCGGGATGATGTGGTGCAGATTAATGGCCGCCGGTCGGTCAAACCCGCAGATCTCACACCGATCACGCTGTGGCCTCTCCTGTCCCAGGATTCGTCGTCGCACCTAGTATTATATGAGAAATAAACGCAAATGAAAAGGCATAATTATAGACCGGATCCAAAATCCATCACAGACTTCCGGCGGGGACCGGAGAGGAGATCACAATGGCAGTCAAAACAGTTGTCAACGATTTAGGTACCATCATGTACCCAGGCAGCGGAATGTCGATAGAGACACCGACGAACTTCAACAGCAACATTTCACTGGGCGGTAACCAGCTTGCAGGCGCCACATACAACGTCATCAAGGCTGGTCGAGTCCTGACGGCCGCAGACAGCGGCGCAATCTTGATTCCCGGCGGAGCGGCTCAAACATTCACACTGCCAACAGCAGCTGCTGGCTTGTACTTTAAGATGTATGCCGGCACGGCAGCGGCCCACAAGCTTCAGGTATCGAATGGAGCGAAGATCTATGGCAACGCCATCAACATCAACAACCAGATTGCTGCATCCGCAGAAGGCCAACAGGTTACGAATGCAACGGCCGTTGCATTCGGAGTGGCCCTCCAGACGGGTGACTTCATGGAAGTCGTGTGCGACGGCTACAACTGGTTCCTCCACGCCGTGACCAACGACCCGCTGACGATCACAGCATAGTCGATAAAAAGAGTTAAAGGGAAGCCCGCGATCATCGTCGTGGGCTTCTTTTTTGGAAAATAGCGCTTCCAGATTTAACCAGGTTAATTCTTCTTAAGGTGAGAGGGGTTTCACAGGGTAAATTTTTCGGATAAATTCAGGACAAAAGTCTCAGAGCCGCATCCCCATATTCGCGAAACACGGGCCTCCAATGCCACCTGATTCTCTGATTTACCGTGACGAGCCCTGAACTTAAATCTGTCATACCTACACGAGTTGTCCGTGTACCAATAATCAGGAGCCGTGTTGCCGACATTCCGCATGCCGGATGCGGTGTAACCCGCACCTGATCCGATCCTCCTGTCGACATACGTCATAATAATCTCGACCCCACATGATAGACACCAATCACGTGCTGCACGCAACAATTTTGAGAGGCCGCCAGGAACCGACATACCCAGCGCCGTCGAAAATCTGGCGATCTCCAACGAGCCGGCGTACTTCTTGAACTGCCTCGGAGCACGTAGTGATAGGGCGGCGACTGTCTTACCTTGTCTATCTCGAAGCCCCCAGCACACCTTTGAGGGTGTAAAACCCGCAATGTGCGTCGAATTAAAGAACTCTCTCTGCTCCGCGACCGATAACTGCACTATCTTCGTCGACCATGTCTTGCAACGGTTCGCATTCAGGCCGAGGCGATGTCGGATCATGTCCTCACATATGGATCGCTTATCGCGCCACTCGTCTTCAAACAGCTGCAACAGCTTAATGCCTCGCTCGTTACACAATTGATACTTTTTAAGGTGCTTGTTCCTATCATAAATCTCGTCCGGTCGCGCAGCTTCGCTGTGCCAGTATAAGCCGTGACATTCGATTGCAAATTTTCTGGAAGGAACATACACATCCAGTTCCTTCGGAGCAATCATCCTCTTGTCTCCGGTCACAGCATCAGGCGATAATGACTTGACGAATTCATAAACTTCAAGCTCCCAGTTGGACTTTCCAATCGGCTCACAGCTGTAACACCGACTTCCTCGCTCAAAAGCCTGCAGGGTCTTTGGCTGGACGACTCCGCACTTTTTACAGCGAAATTCCAGGTATTGTCGCTGCCGTGACCGATACTCGTCGAGTGACGACACGAGATCGAACTCATCCTGTCGTCTGGATAATCTTTCTTCCAGAGAGGTAGATTCCAGTACCTTGGATAAACTAATTTTATCCAGCGTCTCCTGAGTATGTTTCCGACCATAAAAGGTGTTGCCTGCCCCGCTCATCCGACGGGACTGCGCTTCCAAAGTGGCATTCGTGTGTTTGGTCTGTCCTTTGTTCCACGCTTCAGCCCGTCCGCCCCGCGATCCACCATCCTTCATGGCAAGCTTCGCGTGATCTTTACAGTATTCTCTAAAAGAGAATGAAACATACCTAACTGATTGTCCACACGCTTTACATGTCGGACGAACGCCTCCATGCAGCATACGAATCGTGTATTCCTCGGAGGTGAGCCGGTGCTCGGATCGAATGTGATTCGACATTTTTTTCAAATCATCGTGTTTAAAACTGCACAGTTTACAATTCATGATGCAAATTCCTCGACCTCGGAAAGAACGACAAACTTGAAATATTGCATTTCACAATATGCCCGGGCAGCTTCCCACTTTGCATCATCTATTTGGTTCTGACGCCCCTTGATCTCGTACAACACCCTGTCCTCTGCAGCATAAAAATCCGGGATATAATTTCTTACGGATCCATCTGGATGGGTGTACGGAATTAGAATTCCATGATTTTTGGTGACTTCATATCCACGATCAATGCAGGCCTGAAAAAATGCAGTTTCCCAAGATGAATGCATGTGTTCATCTTCGCCCGTCCACGGATTCTTTAAGGTACATCGCTTAAATGGTGCCTGTGGGCCAATCTTATTCTCCAATAAGAGCTTGACAGCGCGTTCAGACGCTTCTTTACGAAGTAATGGAGCGAGTGGAGACGAAGACCAAAAACGATGAATGCTATCGGATCTAACTTTTTTTAGATTAGGATTTTTAACATAACTCTCTTTTTGTCCATCACTGTTGGCTTTTCGATAATCTTCTGACTTCATCATTTGACGAAGTTTATCGCCATGAGTAGCCCAACGCTTTTTGGCGCCCATCGAATAATTTTCTAATTGTTCCTTGGTTCTTCTCTTGCCAAAATTTGGGGAATTCTTCCCAGTTTTTCCTGACATTCCATTATTGGCGCCGGATGCAGCACATGATTTTGAACAAAAACGGGGAAATCCACATTTTTTATAGACCAGTTTATTTCCACAATGACAGATAGGCCACGAATTATTATACTCGTGTTTTACGATGTAATCTGGGTAGGATATACCATGATTTCTTAAATGGTATCCTAACGCATTTTGGGCTGAAAATTCTGCTTGACATTCTTTGCAAGATATCACAATATAAATATATATATGGTATTTTGTGATTTGTAAAAATTTTAAGTAAAAAAGAGGAAAGGCCCTCAAATGAAGGCCTTTCCAATTAAAAGATGGTTATTTGTGACTAGATCGTGTTCATGTCAAGGCAAGTCACGACTCCGTAGAAATCGCTGCGGACCATCTTCTTGCCGTAGCGCGTCATCACGCCCTTGCGGGGTGTGAAATCTTCTGGTGCGAAGATTGTCGGGGTGACGATGAGGGGCACGTACGGAGCGTAAACGTATCCGGTCTCGAGGTAGCTGCCGCCCTTGTAGCCGACGAGGATCTTGTTGCGGGGGAAGTAGGGATCCTTGTACAGCGTGAAGCGGTTTGACAGTGTACCGATTGCCTCTGCACCGATGGTGAAGGGCGATGCAACCTGGCCCTGACCGTCGATGGAGAACTTCGGCTTGTAGAGCACCGAGGCCTCGAGGATTGTGGCGACGTCCGGACCAACGACTGCGAAGTTGGCCGAACCGCGGAGGGTCTTGCGGTGGATGGTGTTGGCCACGTCGATGATGGTCTCGACGAGTGTCTCGTACCATTCACGGACTGTGCCTGTGAAGTGCGGGCCGGCTGACAGGCCGCTTGACACGAGGACTTCGGCGCCTGTTTGCTTGTTGACGAACTTACCGGGTGAGCGGCTCCAGTAGTAGTTGGCGCCGTTTGCCTGGGTCAGCAGGTCGTTGAGGATCTCGCGGTCGATTTCCAGGGCGATCTGCTCCGACAGGATCGATGTCAGCTCGACCTCGGCGTCCAGCGAGTGGTACGCGTTGAGGTCTTGTGCCAGTTCGGGCGACCAGCGAGCGCGCAGCTTGCGGGTTGTTGCCGTGATGGCGATCGACTCGATCTTGATGTCGATCTCGGGAATCGCGGGCGACGGATTGTAGCTGAAGTCCGACTCGAACGAGGGGACAGTCAGCGTCGAACCGATGCCACCGGGGGTGGTCTGCAGGCTGTCTGTCTCGGTGCCTGTCAGGTTGATGCCGCCGGCGTAACCGAGGGTGGGTGATGCCGCCGTTGTTGCGGCGAAGACCAGCTGCACGTAGTCGCCGTTGAGGGCGTCAGGTGTGAAGACCTTGGTTGAGGTGTTCAGGCGACCGCGCTTGCTGAGGCGACGGAGGTTGAGGACGCCGGTGCCGCCCTGGTATGTCTGACCCCAGGCGAGGCCGCTGGTGTTGGTGCCAACTGAGCTGCTGACTGCGAGCTGGTCGACCGACAGCAGGTCGAGGCCGGACAGGTTTGATGCTGCGACGTAGGCGAACAGGACGCCGCCGAAGGTGGTGCCATCGGAGAAGGCGCCGTTGTTCAGGTCGGTCAGGACCTGCTGGTCGTAACCGAGCCACTGGGCGTTTGAACCGGACAGGGCGTCGGTGTAGTTGGAGACCGCACCGGGGACCCAGGCGCCGGCCGCGCCGTTGTATGAACCGGAGTAGGCGACTGTGACCGCTTCAAGCTTCTTGTGAACCTTCGAGTAGCCTGTGCCGACCAGGTCGTACTGGCCGCCTGTGGCGAGCGATCCTGATTGGATGCCCGAGCCAGGAGGATTGTTATAGATCGATTGACCCTTGGTGTAGGCGCTTGATGCTGCAGTGCCGCCGCCACCGACGTTGGTGCCGTAGGTGTAGTCGATGTAGAAGATGAGGCCTGAGGGCAGGCTCATCGGCTGGATGGAGACCAGCTCGTTGGCAACGAGGCCGCCGAAGACGCGGCGAACGATCGGGAAGGCGATCGAGGTGAAGCCTTGGATCTGGCCTGATGATGTCAGACCGCCGCCGCCTGTTGACAGGGCGTTTGACTCCTTCAGGACCTGGGCTGCCTGGTTTTCCAGGAGCTGTGACATGGCCTCACGGTTGTAACCGTCGAGGCCGCGAAGCAGGCCTGTGCGGCTCCACTTCTCAATGAGGCGAGAGCGCTCGGCACCGACGTTGCGGTCCTTGATGCCCTCGGCGAGGTGTTCAAGTGTGAAAGTCTTTGACATGGTAAAATCTCCTTAGATGGTTTTCTCTACTTAATTCCGGCGAGACGGGCCCAGCGTGAGGCCTCGACTGACTCTGCCAGTGTTGTTCCGCCCTTCGTTGTGGGACGTGATGACGAGCCCATGACGCGGTTCGTCGATTCCTTGAGTGCGCTCGGGGCGCCCAAGGTCTTTTGAAGACTCTCGTATACAAGCTTAACCTCTCTCAAGCTGTTGGCCTCATCGAGTTGCTCGATGATGCGTGCCTTCTGACGTGACGTCAGGCTTTCGTTCTGCAACAGCTTATTCGTGTAGAGCAGCTTGGCGTTGAAGAGATTCGTCTCTGCCAACTGTGCGCGGAGTGAGTCCATCTCCTGCGAATTTTCACCGCTATTTGAAAGCGATTCCTTCATGCCCTTCATCTTAAGGGTCTTCGGGAGCATTGACTTGCCGCCCTTGACCTTCATCTTCTCAACTGTGTGGCCGTCCTTGATGTGGACATCCTTCTTGCTCTTTGCCTTGAACCAATCGGCGCCCTTCTTCACCTTGCCGTCCTTGGTACCCAGCATGTTCTTGCCTGGACCGTGGCCACCCATCTTGTGTTTCTTGGCCTTCTTGGCTTCTACCATAGATGGAATTGACGTTCCTTGTACATCTGATTGAATGTAATCTTTTACACGTTTACGTGATGCGGGTGTTGACGGTGAGGTTGCTCTTTTCCCTGCTTCTTCCAGATCATCGTCTTCGTCGTCGAGGCTGATCTCTAAGAGATCGTCGTCATCATCTTCATCCTCGTCGTCGGCGGTGTGGTGCATACCGTGCATTTCTTCGAGGTCATCGTCTTCTTCGTCCTCGTCCTCGTCTTCATCTTCGTCTTCGTCTTCGTCTTCGTCTTCGTCGTCCTTGCCGCACTTCTCGCAGCCCTTGCCGTGGCAGGAGCAGGCCTTGGACTCTTCGAGGTCGTCGTCATCATCTTCGTCCTCGTCTTCATCGTCATAAGAATCGTCCTCAAAGAGGTCGTCCTCATCGTCGGCGGCGTGGTGCATGCCGTGCATTTCTTCGAGGTCGTCATCCTCATCTTCGTCCTCGTCTTCATCGTCTGCGCCGCGAGCCGCCATGTGGGCGTTCTCGGCCAGCTTGCGCATGCGACGAATTTCGGCGACCAGCTCTTTTTCGTCAATTTCAACAATCGGATCATTCTTCATTTTTAAACCCTCCGTGGTGGTTTCATCTGATTTATCTTCTTCGCCACCGGCGGGCTCCTCACCTGCAGGCGGTGCCTCGGTGGGGGGTGTTTCGGCAGCAGGTTCGGCTGACTCTTCTTCCTCTTCTTTTTTCACGATCTTGATCTGCAACTTGCCGGGATCAAGCTCAATGTCGTCCGGCAGACCGGTGACGTGAAACTCGAGAGTGCCTTCGTTCAAGGTCTTTTTGGTTAATCTGCTCATCTTATTCTCCATCAATCCGTGAAGGACTGCAAAACACTCTTCTAATTTGTCTGTCAACCGAACGCGGGCGCTTTCTGTTAACTGTGACTGCACGACTTCGCTGTACAGGTTTTCCACATTCTTGGAAAGATCACCAATGTTAGTCTGTGAAGCTGCGTCGTCGGACATCGCCTCGGCGACGGCTTCATGCATCTTGTAGACTGAAAGTTCCAGTTTTTGATTACGAATTCCTACGAGGCTCTCGAGCTGCTGCATCACGTCGGAGGTGACCTCGACGAGATCATCATCCTCATCGTCGTCCTCGTCTTCATCTTCGGCAGAATCCTCTACAGGATCGCTAACCGGTTCGGCATCGGATTCAGCGTCTTCACCGAGAAGCTGTGATTCAATCAGCTGCCTGATTCGAGGCGTCACGGCCTCCATAATTTCACGTTTTGCGTTATCTTCGGCCAACTGTCGCAGCTGCTTAACGTCTGCCAGCGCCTCTTCATAGAGCTGTTTTGACATCAAATTCTCCGTTCATTTTGACAATATCTATCACTGAGGTGATGAAAAATTCAATTAACCATCAATTTCTGTGCCACGAGACTTATTTTCTGAGGAACCTAGCTTCAATTTCTCACCGAGCTTTACCTGCTTACCTGCCACGTGAGACGATTCCGCAGGATTGACAACGATCTTCACTTTCTGGTCGTACATCGGCAACACGTCCTGAGGTTTTGGTGCCGTTTCTGCTGGAATGACTCCGTTACCCGACGACACGATGTTTGGTGTGAAGGGCGATGTGATTGCGCTCTTGTGAACGCCGCCAATCTGCAGGTCAACCTTGGCATAATCAGGCGGTGCGACGGCGTCTGTTCCGGAATAATCAAAATTAACGCCGTGAGGAAAATCCTTCAGCTCACCGACCTGATTGGCGCGTGGCACCAAACCGAGAGCTGGGTCGATATTGCCATTGGCGAGGTCGATCAGGTACTGTCTGTCTAATTTATCGAACTGTGGCGAATTTGCAAATGCGGTCTCAAGAACAGTTGCGTTGGACTTACCCTTCACGAAATCCCTGTTCTGTGGACGACCGTCTTTGGAAACCGTGTAGTATTTTGGAGGGCGAGGCATTTGTGACTCCTTGTTATTACTTCTTGGCCTTCTTCTTCTTGGCTGCGAACCTCTTCGGGTCGTCGGCTCCAATGAGCTTCAGCGCCTTCGCAAAATCAATGTGATTTTCCAGGGCATCGGCATAATCCGCCGCGTCGACCTGCTTCACTTTTTGTGCTTCTTTTGCGACATCTCGCTCGGAGCCAAACTTCTTGACCTCCTCGAGGATGAGAGCACGCAGCATCTTAGGTGACATTTTAATCATAAAATTAAACTCCTTTAAATTTCATAAATTAAATATGGGCTTAATTTGTTTTTTTATTAACGATTTTTTAGAGGACCGGCAGAAAAGGCCAGGGTCGACCATTTGTCGGCCATCTCGTCGCCAAAAAGTTCTTCAGGCGTGGCGGCAGCGACGGCGGCCTCGGCTTGGCCCCGAGCCTCAGCGATGAATCTCTGGCCGGATCGATCCGAATCCATCATCTTTGGCAGCGTGTTGGCGGCGGTGTCCTCAAAGATTCCCATCATGATCGGATCGGCCCCGGCGGCTGTTCTGATGATGTCCTTATTAATTTTTGGTTGCTGCTGCTTCTTCCCAAAGACGATGGAGTCGTTTGCCATCGGACGTTGTGGAATTCGCGATGACTCAGACACCTGAGAAAACTTCGTCTTCTGACCGGATGTTCCTTCTTGGAGGATTTCAATCAGGCACTCCTTGATGACTTCTTTCAGCTGCGCTCTATTGATCTTCATTTCAATCTCTCCCTATCCGATTCCATCAAAACCAGTCGAACCCGTCAAAATTGGAAATTTGGTGGCAGAAACAGGCGTCATGCCGGCCACAAGGGTAAATTTGGCGGAAGAATTGCCATCAGCAAGAACATAAACTTCCTTGCACTTGACTTCAATCGTTTGAGAAGCCTGTCCCAAGACGACCATGTAATTACTTCCCAGGACTCCATTGGAACTAAAACCTAATCTAACAGGCTTATTGGATTCTGTCGATGTCAGCGTCAAAAAATTGGTGACAAAATTGAATGAAAATTTCTGCGGTACAGGCGAGCCTGTATTAGCAGGCGCCTGTGAGGCCGTCACCCACGGTACGGATGGAGCTATAAAGTCTGCGGCGCTGAAGGCGCCAGGATTTGGATTGTTCAGTGCCATGTTACTTTGCTCCTCGTAAAGAAAATATGTCGTTGACAATTCTGTCAATTCGATCGGACTTATTAAAGAACTTTCGAAGGTCGCTCTCGGCCACCTTCTTGCCCTCGGCCAACATGAAGGCGCCGGGTGTGGACGGTTCGGAAACAAAGTCCCAACAGATTAGCTGGAAATCGTCCTGAACGACCTGGTAGTCTCCTTCACGACGGGTGGATCCGACGCCTCTGGAGGAGATGCCCAGCTTGATTCCGGATTCAATGAGGCTCTGCAGTATCTTTCCGGACGGCGTGTTGAGTATTTCAACCTTGCCCTTGACGACTCCATTCTCCATGACGGCCTCGCGAACGATGTGCGACACGTTCTTTAGGTTAACGACGGAATCGTCCGGATGGTCGAGCTCGCCGAGGGCGCGATTTTCAATGATGAATTTTTGATAATTTCTAACCTCACGCGACAACACGGCGGTGGGATAAATTCTTCCGTTCTGATTGAGGGTGTCTGCCTTCTGCAGAATGCCGGACATGATTATCTTTCCGCCATTTCTCTCCTTGGATTCATTGATCATGTCGGGAGTGTACTCAAAGGCATCCCAGTTATTTAATAAAACTTTTTCCATCTTATGGCTCCTTGCTTAGTAGCTCGTCGTGTAACTTTGAATACAACATGAAACGCGTGACCTTCTCGTCGTCGATGCAGGTCGTGTCTTCGGCAATCAGCTGCTTGAGCACGTCATCAAGCTTCTGCTCCACGTAAATCCCGAGCTGTCCAGTTAAATTTTTATTATTAAAGATGCCTAACAGGTTGGATTTAATCTCAGAAATTCTATCGAGGATTATTTTTTGATCGTCCTTGGCGCTGGCAAAAACATACGACTTCATGAGCGCGCGCTGCGTCGGACCAAGAGAATCTCCATACTTCTCGTTCAGCTTCTTTGTCATGACCTTCATGACCAGACGATCAGATCCCGGCGTCTCACTGCCCGGTGTGGGTTGAACTTCTTCTTTTTTCTCAGTGATCAACCACTCGTTTAAAAAATCCTCGTGGATAGCCAAGTTAGAGATGTTGACGTTTGATGAATTTTTTCTCCACTCATTAAAGAGCATGTGGACGGTGGCATAGGCCTTGTAATCACCGATGTGCCTGTCGTAAAAGTCCTCATCTTTCAACTTTTTGTCGATGGCAGCAACAAGTTTATCACGCTGTGCCTCTAATAAACGCGTATTTCTTGTCCGGGCTGCCGTCTTAACCTCCGACATAATTGATGATGCAACTGTCGGACCACTAACTGTGGTCTTCACCAGAGAATTCATCAACCTGAATTCCTTGTAGAGCTCCGACCCGGGTTTAAAGTGCTCATTGACAAGGTTTAAGGCCTTTGAAGATTTTGACTCATCCCCATTGACGAGACCATCCGAGACCGCCCGCAGCAAAAATTCGTATATAAGACCAATATTTTTTTTCTTGTTGTGTTTCATGTCAGTCGTCCTATTCATCATTTTCGTCAACTTCAAACAAGTAATCTTCCTGCATGTCCTCTTTCAGGAGGACATTTTTCTCGTTGTTCATTCCAAAGTGTCTCGACATCTTTGACAGCGTGGCCAACATGTCGGTGGAGGGCTTGGGACGGGACACTACGTCGGCTTCATTCAAAGAAGGACTGATTACCGCATCCAGATCGAGCTTTCCGTGTGGATCTTTGAATGTGTCTTTACTGCCCAGCGTCTTCTTAAAATCGGGTCCCTTAGCTCCGCGGCTGATCTTACTGTTCAAGAACTTCCTGTGAGCGTTGTATTTTTGTCTTTGCCTATCGGATTGCGGATTGGCGCGGATTGGCGTGCCGTCTTTCTTGACCTTATTTCCCGATGTTAAAACCTGTTGCTCTTCATCCGCCATGTCACCGCCGGCGGTCACGGGTTCCTCAGGCTTTTCTTCTTTTTCAGGTTTTTCTTCGGGTTTTTCCTCAGGGGCAGCCTCAGGTGCTCCACCGGCGCCGCCGGGACCGCCTTCCGGTCCTTCCTCATTTTCTTCAGGTGTGGCGGCCTCCACCGCAGCGTCTGTCAACTTGTCGTCGATTCTTTCTTTTTCAATCGACTCAATCTGCTCGTCTGTTAGGCCTAAAATCTCTTTGCGGATGTATCGCTTGCTAACCATTCCCTCGGGAGCACTACCGGCGATGTCAAACCTTGATTTATAAAGTTCCAATTTTTGTTGCTGGGCTATTGTCGATGGATTCGACAACTTTAAATTAAACTGCAACAGCTCCTCACCGTCATATCCGTGTGAATACAGGTGAATCATTGCAATTTTATTGAGCTCGGCGATCATGGTCTTCTGGATGACTGAAATGGTTCTCGAGAATCTGATGTCCTCTTGCGCAAGGGTGCTCTTGGATGACAACATCTCATCATATCCGAGATAGGCCTTCGGAACCTTTAGGGCCGAAAATAGCTTCTTTTGAATGTACTGCACGTCCTCGACGGCTGCAGTGTTTTGACCACCCGCCAAGTTCTCGATCTTTGTGCCGGATTCACCGCCTCGTGTTGGGATGAAGTAGTCCTCATCGATCGATAGAGGATTGTAACGAAGGTCGACGCGGCCGGTTTGGTTATCAATGACCTGGTTCGTTCGCAGGGTCTTCTTGGCTTCTTCCAGATAACGAGGAATTTCGTCGGGAGAAGCCGCACCAACGTCGATATAGAAGACGCGGCGGTCAGGTGCCCTAACGATGCGGTAAACCAACATGGCGTCCTCGATAAGAATTAATTGACGCCAAATGCGACGCGCTGCCTCGATGAGCGAGGATCCATATGGCAAGAACATGTCATTACCAAGAAGTCTCATGTGGGCGACTTCCCAATTTTCCAGGGTACGATTTCCTAATGAAGTCCACCTGTATCTGACGGCGAATGGGTCGTTTCTATCAAAATTTTCTTCTCTTTCAATCTCATTGACGGGAATCGGAAAGCAGTTGATGACTCCGTACTGTGGTGAGACATCAACATATAGAAAAAAATCACCATACTTCGCGAGATTTCTTGCCCACGACCTAAGATTGAATTCGACGTTCAGGACGTTATAAAAAAGGTCCTCAAGTATCTCTTTGACCTTCGAATTGTCGGAGTATATGTGCAGAACGCGACCCTTTTCATCTTGCGCGACGCATTCGTCAGCATATATGTCAAGGGCGGAAGCAATTTCCGGCGTATATTCCATCTCGCAATTATGAACAATAACAATACCTTGTGCGCCGATATTGTCATCTTTCTTTGCCAGCGCGAAGTTGGAGTAATCTTTTACCTCAATGTCAAAGACGTCTTCTGTCTCATTTCTATCGACTACGGCAACCACTTTATGGTTTTCGTAACCTGTCGAAAATTCTTTAAATGAATTAAAACCTTCCCACAGCAGACGCTTTCTAATTTTATATTCAGAAGTTTGCAATCTCTTGGAAAGAGATTTAATGGAATCGCCTTGCATAAATGCATCACAAATAGATTGGTAAGTTAAGCTTTTATCGGCATTTCCGTTCATCAGGCCTATCTGATCTTTTCTATTCGCATTGAACCTGCCTGGCCTAAAGGTCTTATTGAATTTGATTCTTGAATTTCTAAGATTTTCTCTGTTTTTTTCTAAATTTTTGCTAAAATTTAAGCGCATATCTCCGTTGTCTTGCCAACGAGATTTCATGATCTCAGACTGTCTGGCGTGTTGAGACGGATCTAAAAATCTTAAATTATTAATCTTCGCGTGAAGAGACATGTGATCGTGTGCCAACATGATCTCAAGGTTTTTTGACGTGTTATCTTTTTGTCTAAAGTTTTTATGATGTACGTGCTCACCGGGCAGACATTCACGACCTGCTATAGCCTCAGCGACAAGTACATGCTCAGGCTTCCAACCCCGGCGATGAGTTTGAACGTACCTGTATGGTGTGTTGAAATTTGAACGACTGAAACGCATTAAGGCAGTGCCTTCTTTCAAATCCTGGGCTTCAACATAAGTTCCATTCTTCAACATGAAACGATGGTCCGGCGTGCACCTAATTTCTGATCCATCATCCAGCAGCACTGATACTATTTTTCTTTTCCCGTTGTGCTTTGCACCAGTTATTTTTGAAGAAACGACTGATTTATTGGCCACATCATACGAGAAGGTCATAATATCTCTCTCGCCGTCGTTCCATCTTCTAACCAGCTCATCAAGTCTACAGCAACCTGATTCGTCGTTTGTTGCGACGAGTGTGTCACCCGTGAAACAAAAATCCTGATACCTCATCAAACGTTCTGAGAGGTTGTAGGCGTTGCCTGTTATTGTGGCATATGTCGGTGACAGCGACTTCTGAAAAAGCATCGCACCGGACGAACCATCCTTGTTTGGAACTGCCATGGTGGTGTCGGCGGTGCGAATTTTGCGCTTAACTACGGGGCCACTTCGGAACAACCTTGTTAAGCGACGAAATAAACTTTCTTGTGTTTCTACTTTTGGCATTTTAGAATCCCTCTATTCGTGAGAGCGGTCTAACTATTGTATTGCAATATACGAATATGATAACTTTTTATTTGCTCGACGGCGTTAATTCTATTACATGGTCCTCTTTCGGTGAGTGTGACTCCGGACTGCTAATCACGTCATCCAGAATTTTCTTGACCTTCTCGAGCTCGACATGAATGCTCGGGGCCACACCGGTCTCTTGAAACTTTAAAATGGATTTTTTTAAATCCATCGCAGGATCCTTGACTTGTTTTTCAATCTTTTCTTTTTCTTCTAACTGTTCTAATTCTACTTCAGCAGGAGATTTATCGGCCTCAACTGCCTCCCGAATTGATTCACGCAGCATGTACCTTAATTTAAGTGGAAGGTGTCTCATAACAGACCTCATTAAAAATATGTGAATTTAAATATTACTTTAAAAGCCAATTTGACATATCAATGCCGCCATAATATCTTTTTACGACGCTGTCGGAGGCAGGCTTTAAGGGATTTTTCACATCGATTGCCGGATTAGACCTATTACCGTGATATCCAAAATTCTTTGCAGGTAATAAAGTATTGACGCTTCTTGCCGATGTCGAAATGGCGCCTAATAGGGCCAATTTGATATCACCATCGACAGATCCAGTGCCAAAGGCTACATCCACAAGCCATAGACCAATTGCAAGGCTCATCACGAGGTCATCATTACTACCCTTCTTGGTCGTCGCCTTGCTGCCGGTCCAAACGAAGGTTTGCATTTCAGAATACAGTCTCTGTGACTTCGACTTGACGATCTTGTTTCTTATTAACTCTTCTAACTTGGTCAGTATTTGAATTCTGCTCTTGGCCTGCGTCGAGAAACCTGGCACTTCATCCGGATCAATTGGCTTATAATCATAGATTCCTCCGCGGGCAGAGGCATAATAAAGCCGAGGATATCCGGCATCCCGTAATTTAACGGCTGATGTATATCCAAAGGTGTTATTCTCCGGACATATTAATGCTGTGTTGTACTTCATGCCAAATTCAAACATTAAGTCTGCAAACCTATCAGGAGGTAATTTTCCTTTGTACTCGGCGACGACGGAGCAATCATCTGGATCTATTACGTGAAATGTGGAACAGTCGGCACCATCGCCGCGGGCAATGTCAGCCGACATCACGTATTTTTTACCGGGAGAAGGATAACTCCAAATCCAAACATTTCTATCTTCTCCGGTTTTCTCCAGGGGAGACTCGATGGAAGTATGAAGATATTCCAGCTCGGAGGCCTGTAGGAATGTCTCACCTGAGGAGATGAAGTCACAAAGAAACTCTTGGGATATCAACTTGGTCGCTAAACCCCTCGTCTCTTTTTTGAACCACTCTTCGTTGTGTTCCGGGTGGACATTCCAAGGAAGTTTAATCGGATTAAAATCGTTAATTCCGGCCTCGGAATCCACCCACAATTTGTGGTATTGTCCTCCAACGCCTTTTGGAGTTGACAGGATGATTGCTTTACCACCAGTCGATATCGTCGGGTACAGACCTGTCCAAACCTCTTCGAAGTTTCTAATGACGGCCGCCTCGTCCACAATAAGAAGCGATAAAGCCTCTGAACGACCCGCATCGTCCGATGTTGGAATGGCCGTTATGACGCTTCCATTCGACAGTCGAATGGATCGCATGTTCATTTCAAACTTCGTCAACAGCATCCAGCTTGGAACTGATTGGAGTATGGCCTTTACCTTCTTGAGGAAGTTGATTGCCGTGTCGAGCTTGTTTGCTATAATCAGGATATTCTTCGCCTTGTGAAAGAGCGCAAACCATGTAGCGTATCCTGCACAAATTGTGGATAATCCTAGCTGACGAGATTTCAGGACGATGTTGAAACGGTGGTCCTCAAATTGCCTGAGACAGTCATCCTGAAATGGATACGTCTCGAATGGAATTATTCCACGTGTCGCGTGGTGAATCTTCGTGTAATTTTTTATAAAATAAACAGGATCTTTACCGCACCTAACTATTTCCCGTACCTGCTCTTCTTTTTTCATGCGACACTATTAAGCAAGCTGTACAATTGATTGACGTCTGTAGTATGCTGTCCTCTTGGGATTGTGAACGCCTAAGCCTATAATTTCCAATGAATCATTGGCGCCAATTTCTTTCATCTTTAGGCTCTTATAAGCATCTTCACCTTCGTGGAGCATCTCATTAACAATTTCATTGTACTGCTTTTTAATGCCATCGAGGGTCGTCTTGACGATGTTGGCTGATTCTGCAGCGTAACGTTGCTTCATCTCAATCATCTGCTTCTCAGTGGCAAAATTAACAACAGCGACATAAGAGACGGCCAACCTGTCCCCGTCAATAAATTTAACCTTAACTGACTGTAAATGTGAATTGCGAGTTGACGATCTGCCCCATGTAGTATCAATCACCTGCGCGAGGGCATTATAGTTAATTTTATTCATGATGGTCTCCAAACATAAATATATATGAACAAAATAACATTTTATTCAATTGATAGAGGTGGACGAGATGCCACTTTTTCTTTCATTTCTTCAGGTGTGGGACGCCATCCATCCGTCCAGTCATTAATTCGCGGACCGACTGTGTCATTATAACATGACTGGCAACATGCAAATTTAAGATAGGAAGTCTCGTCTTCAGGTGAGTAGAAAGCCACCTCACACAGTGGGCAAAACAATGGAACGACTTCTGAATCTTCTGCTGGTTTGACGATATAAAAGTCATGCTTGTGTAGCATTATTTTTCTATTGCCGACGTAATCCTGCCATTCGCTATCTTGCATCGTATATCACCTTAGAATCATTTTCATTTTTGTAAATTTCTATTTGGCAATCCGCCACATCCTTGATGCCATCAGAGTGTGAGATTAGCAAAATTGTCTTAAAGTATCTCTTCAAAGAGACAAGAAGCTTGTTGCAGGCATCGACTCCACCTTCGTCGAGAACACCAAAACCTTCATCAATTATGAAAATATCAGGCTTAGGAAGCGAAGAAACCTGCGTCAGCGCCACGCGAATGGCCAATGATGCAATCATTTTTTCCATTCCGCTTCCCAGCTCGATTAATCTCCTCGAGTCACCGTAATTTATATAAATTTCTAATGACCCGTCATCGTCCATGACGAGTTCTACGGTAAACTCGACGATTCCTCCAAGAATCTTGGAAATTTCAGAATTAATTAATGGAAGCTGGATGCCTGTTATGACGCTCGGCAACCCTTTCTTGGAGAAAGCATGTGAAATTAGTTCCATGATCTTGAGCTCATTTAAAAGACCATTCTTTAAGGATATATCCCCCTTGTATCTTTCGAGCTTTGTCTTCAGAGACGCAAGATCAGAGACATGAGACAGCTTCTGATCCTCCAAGGAGGAAATCGTCTTCTCCAGCTCCTGTATCTCCTCTCTGACCTTGACGGCAGCGGCATTATTGTTGTTGCCAAATGCGGCTTCCATTCCTACGAGCTTTTCTTGAGAATTTTCAAATTGTTGCTGTAACTTGTCGATCTTTGACTGAGTTTCAATGATGTTAATGCTCAGCCGTGTGATCTGATTATTTAGATCGACGACTTTGCTCTCATTAGCTTTTAATTTTAATAGTTTTTCTTTTGGACCACTTTTCTTCATCTCAGCCAGTGTTGTTGTGATGTCATCACAGGTCGCAATGAGCTCCTTGACATTATCTTCCTGCGCGGAGTGGAGTGGACGTAACTCGTGCGCATCCTTTATGAATTTGCAAGAAGGAAAATCATCGCCGCAAGGAACGTCATTGAGTATCTCAAGGGATCTTTTCTGCCTTACGAGCTCTTTCTTTTCAGATTCAAGACGGGACGTGACACTGCTCAATTTAATTTCTGCGGAATTTATGGCATCTAACTGTCGCCGCAGCTCTGTTGCATCAATATTTCCCAGCAACAGATTGATATTAGCAATCTCATCCTTTGCTTCCTCCACTTGCTTCTCGAGAGACACCTTTAGATTACTGAACTGTTCGATGCCGAGATTGATCCTGGTGTTGTGGCTCTTTTGATTGCTGATATCTTCCGCTGTCACAATTTGAATTCCGGAACCGGCCAAGGAATCCCTTTTAGATCCAGCATCATTTTTATACCTCTTTAACTTTAGACCAATTTCTTCGATGGAACGATCATGTCTCTCGATGTCTGACTGCATTTCTTGCAGCAGCTTGTCATCGACCTCAGTGGGAAGAGATTTAATCTTTGCCTTTAAATTCGTGACGTCTTCCTTCACAAGGCCGTGAAGTGTTTCGAAGATGTTTAAGTCAAGAAGTTTTGATATGAAAGCTTTTCTTTGAGCTGAGCCTTCAAATATGAAGCGATTTATATCGCCCTGTGTGGAGGCACTTGTCGTCATGAAATCTTCGACAGTTCCAATAATGGATCTAATCTGTTTCTCTGTGTCGTTCCGCTGCTCACCTACGAGATCGACCAATTCGCCGCCGTCCATCTTAAAGAGATTAAGGGAGGTAGGTGCGCTGATGATGCCCTTCTTTGATTCACTCTTCACAGTTTGACGCTCAATGACATAGTCGACGCCAGCGACATTTATAATGGCCTTGGCCAAACAGTGTTGCTTTCTTGCATTGATTACATGCAAATTTTTAATCGCTCCTCTGTCTGTTGCGTTAAAAAGCGTATATAGTAAAGTTCCAATGATGCTCGATTTTCCGATTCTGTTCTTGCCAAAGAGTCCGACAATTCCACTAAGGTCATCAAAGGATATCACGTTTCCCTCGCCATAAGAGAAAGTGTTATCGAACTCTAACTTTCTAAGCGACCAAGTGACATTTCTTGGAGATTCTTCATCTTTTAGAGATGAGTTTAAATAGCTGGAAACGTTTCCTGATATGGATTTCCAATCTTCTTCGGAAATTTCGGCTTTCTTGTAAGTGTCCTTCATCAACTTTATGAGCGTGTCGATGTTTCTTAGGTCATTTTTAGTAAAGGTGATGCCGGAAGAAGTGGTAATTTCTTTGGAAACGGCAGCTCGCTGATCGATGGTAAATGTTACCTCGATGGACTGCCTTTCTTTTCTAAGGCGTTTTGTTGCATCGTGAATTTCTTTTTGGGAGACGTAATCCGGAATTTTGATGCGAAACCTGCTGGACATTGGAAAAGTTGAAGCATCTTGTAGAAGCGCATCGACGCTTCCATCCCACATCAAAGTAACGAAGGGGTGCGGATTCGGCAGGGATGCATACTCAAAATCGTAGTCATCCTTTCCGCGAAAGGTCCAAAGGATGTGGTAATGATCTCTCTGCTCACCGTAATTCTGCTGAACTGTCGAACCCGGGTATGCGATCCAGGGAACATTCTTATCTTTTTGCTTACGAAATCCTAGAATTTGTGGATGGTGTATGTCTCCAAGAAAGCATGCGTCATACTTTTCGAACATTTCCGTGTCAACATCACCTTCAACTTCCCAGCCGGTCTCGGTCTTTGCGCCTTTCACGGCACCGTGATAACATGCGATGTTAATGCATCCAGCCTTCGGCTCGACGCGATTCCAGCCCTCGACATCGAAGAGGCTATAAACGCACAAATTGATGCCCGCTTCGATAGAATAAACTCCGCTGTCCTTGTAAAGCTTTATTTTTGGATTCTTTAATGCAGCCACGATGGGAGAAATGGCATCTTGGCGGGATGCATTGACAAGGTTGCCATCGTGGTTTCCCAGCGTCACGTGAACTGTCGCGACGGAGGCCAAAGCATTAAACCACCAGACCATCATGTCGATGTACTCAGGAGTTAATCCTGTTGTCTTTGTGTGAAAGATATCACCACCGATGAAAATGTGGTCCACCCGCTGGTTCTTTACCTGCTCGATGTAGGATTCGAATATCTTTTTATACTCGTCGTGGCGGGTGAGAGACCTAAAATGGACATCGGCGATGTGAGAAATCTTAATTGGGCTATTGAGCATGCTTTAATCCTAAAGTGAATTTAGCTTTAATTTAATGGAATCGTGCCAAGAAAATGGTTTTGCCTCGGAGAGGCGATCGGAAAATTCCTCTTCGGACATCTCACCTGGATCGTGGCGGTCTCCCAGGTCCACAATGACGACATCAATTCCGTACTCCGACAGCTTCTTCGCGTAATTTAGTTTCTTCGCCTGCATGTCGGAGTCCAGCGCGAGAGCTACCGGTGTGGAGTTTAATAAAATTTTATTGAATATCTCGGATCTTTCGGAGAGGTTGGACCCCAACATGCAGGTGGAATTTTCACCACATTTCATGAGATCAAAGACGCCTTCGCACAGCGTCAATCGCTGCGACCAGTCGATATTATTTTCGTTCCAAACGATGTCACTGCTTTTTATTCCATCGGGAATGTCGTACTTAGGACGAACGTTTTTAATGAATGTTCGACCGATGTAGAAATTTAATTCCCCTGCCGCATCGGCAGATAAGGAGATGATTCTATTTTTCCAGCGAATATCCTGTGATATACCTAGCTTGAACTTCCAGACATGGGACTCAGATAATCCTCTTCCCAGGAGGTAGTTCCATGCGACCAATGCCATTGGATCGC